AGCGGGACCCGCGTGGTGCCTGGGTCACGACGGGTTTCCCCGCCCATAGCGGGGTGAACTCCCCGTACACCGCTTCCCGTTGGATCTCCTCCAACCCCTCGATGATGATGGGGACGGACAGGGCGGGCAGCGACAGGTGACGCAACCAGGCGTAGGTGGGTTCGTTGTCGACCATCCACGGCCCGCTGAACAGCACCTCGGCGGATTCCTGGTTGAGCACCCCATCGGAGAACACGGAGTAGGTGAATGTGACACCTATGGGTGCCTCATCGTCGATGAAGGCGTGGGAGGCGCCTGGTTGGATGGTGACCTCGGTTGCCCAACGGACGGCACGTTGACCGGCCACCCCACGGGACCGGGTGACGGACAGGATGTGGGGGACGGAGTCTGCGTTCTCCAGCAGCATTTGGTTGGTGGGACGACCCGTGATGGCCGTGACGGTCAGGGTGATGGCACCACCTGGGGTGCCTGTCCCAGCCCCGTAGACGTCGGTGTAGGTGGCGGTGTAAAGATCAGCCACTTATCTCACCCGCCCGTTGGTCACATGGTCAGCGGTGCGCCGGTCCCGTGCTTCCAGTTTCGCCAGTGTCCGGTCGATTGCTTCGTCTATGGCGTTCCGCACCTGCCGTTTCACCCCTGGGCCTGGGTCACCATCGAAGTTGATCGTGATGGCGCCCTTGTCGACGTTGAGGGTGGCACCGGCCCTGGCGCGGGCTTGGGCGGTGGACAGGCCAAACTCGGAGCGGACCCCGGTGTCACCGATCCGGCGCCCTACCGCACCGAACTGCCGTTCGAGGCTGTTGACCTGCCCGATGGCTGCCTTCCCGTCTGTGAGGAGGGCGGCAGCGATGGCGGACCCGTCGGTGGGTCCAGCGGCGAGGATCTGCTGTAGGGACGCATTGTTCAGGCCGAGCCGTTTCAGGCCGATCAGTTGCCTGCCGAACTTCTGGGCGACGGCGAGGCGTGCCGCCATATCCCCGGACACCGCGCCACCGAGGATGCCGTCGTCACCGACGTCGAGCGCGGTCACCGACCCGAACTCCCGGATACCGGACGCGATGTTCTTGGAGAAGTCGAGCGCTGTTTGGCCGAGAGTCTTCACCTTGTCGAGCGCTGTTTGCGCGGAGTCCACGAATGACTGGGTGAGGTCCTTGGTGGCGGTTGCTACCTCCTTCGCCCCGTCAGCGATACCGAGCGCGAGCCCTTCGGTGATGTCGCGACCGAACCCGAAGAACACTTTGGATGGCGACCCGATACCGAGCGCCCTCTTGAACGGTCCGACGATCCACCCGGGGAGCACATCCAGGAAGAACTCACCGATCCGGCTGAGGATGGACTGTGCTCCGTCGATGAGCCCCTGGATCATGTCGACGCCCTTCTGCCACAGCATCTTGCCGAGCCCACCGATGGCGCCGAGGATCTTGCCTGGCAGCCGGATGAACCAGTTGACCACCTTCAGCACACCGACACCGACAGACACGACGAACCTGGCGACAGCGGCGATGGCACCGGGGAACGCTGCCGCGAACTTGCCGATCCACCCGACGACCGTCCCTATCCACCCGACGACCTTCGCCAGTACCTTGATGAGGAACCCGAGCACCGGGCCGATGAAGCGGATCAGTGGTGGCAGCACCACCTTGAGGATGGTCACTCCCCACTTCACCCACATGGCGATGATCTTGACGACGGGGCCGAGCAGTTTGTAGATCGCCACCCAAGCGTCTTGTAGCGCGGGCAGGATGTCCTTCACGAATGACGCCCACAACTGCTTCATCACTGGTAGGAGGGCGGCGTAGATTTCTTTGGCGAGGGTGACGACGGTGACCACGATTGGTTCGATGGCCCCACGGAGCCGGTCGAAGAACCCGCCCGTCGTTGCCACTTGCGGACCCAACCCCTTGAACGCGTTGATCACCCACTCGGTTGCCGGTGCAAGGTTGTCCGCGAAGAACGAAACGACCTTCGCGATGACGGGGAGCAGGAAGGAGCCGAGCGCGGCTTGCGCGTTCTTCCACTCTGACGACAGGCGCCGCTGAGCGTTCGCCAGTCCGTCTTTGGTGTTCTGGAAGTCGCCCTCAGTCTTCGCGGTGCTCTTCATCAGCAGCGAGTACCGGGACTGGACTTTCTGCTGCTCGGTCAGTTCGTCGCCCGTTTCGGCCAACCCGGTCTTGTAGGCGTTCTGTGTTACTGCTGCCGCTGACAGGTCGATTCCGTAGCGACGTAGCGGTTCCGTCTCCCCGGCCAGCCCTGACTGGAACAGGCGTGCCGCCTCGTTCACGTCCAGGTTCATCACCGACGCGAAGTCGGAGGCACGTTGGGTGAGGTCGTCGATGAAGGTGGCCTGGTTGCCACCTTTGGGTGTGATTGTCTTGGCGAACCCGGCGAACTGGACGGCAAGGCCGTTGAACTCGTTGGTGGACAGACCCAACGATTGGGCGGCACCCTCACCCAGTCTCTTGATCGCTGCCGCTGACTTGCCGAACGTGACGTTGACCGCGTTCACCGACTCGTTCAGGTCGGAGGCTTGTGACACGGCACCCTTGACCAGTCCGAACGCCGCCGCACCACCCAACGCGATCCCCAACGGGGCGGCGAACTTGGCGACCCCGGCGAGCATCCCCGCACCGAACTTCTTGGACCCGAGGGCACCAGCCGACGTCATCCCTGGTGCTAGTTGCCCTGATAGGGCGGTGCCGAACCCGACTGTGGTCGGGATGACCTGCAAGGCGGCGTAACCAACTGTTTCCACTCAGCCACCTCTCCTGATGCGTTGCTCGGTCAGTCTGGCACGGACGTCCTTCACGTTGGTACCGGACGACGTTCGAGCATCGACCGACTTCTGCCGTGACGGGTGCTGCTCCCCGGTGAGCGCCCAGAACACGTCAGCGAGGAGTAATGCTTCCACCGACCAGCCCTGTTGCTCCCCTGTTTGTGCTGCCCAAACATGCCCACCGTCAGGTAGGTGGTCGGCCAGCACCGACAGGCGTCTCATGCTCATTCTGCCTTGCCGGTAGTCGGTGAGGTCGACCCCGTAGTACCGGGTCAGGTCAGCCTCCAACTCGCGCGGGTAGCGGCGGAGCAACCCCGCGAGCCGTGTCAGTTTCCCAGGTTCGCCTTCTCCGAGGCGAGGGCCACGAACTCACGGGCCAGGCCCACGGTGTGGTGCTTCGCCCGGAACTTGGTGTATTGGGTGTCACCGAGGAGTGCCTTGATCGACCCGGACAGGTTCCCCTCGAACAGCAGGTCGAGGACGGTCAGGTCCCAGTCGTCGCCGGGTGGGATCTTGTATGACTCCCCGTGGAAGGGGATGACGATGGGTGAGTCCTTGTCGGGTGTTGCTTTCACTGGTGCCGTCATGCGCGGATTCCTTCACTGTTGCGCGCGGATGGGTGTTGCTCGGGGTGGCCGGGTTCGGTATCCGCGCGACCCGAACCCGACCACCGATCTTGGTTAGGACCCAGCCTGGTCGAAGCCAACGAGGTCGGTGTAGAGGACCCCTGTGGTTTCAGGGACGATGGTGACGGTGAACTCGTAGACGGACACGTCGGTCTCGGAGTCCTTGACCTCACCTGTCATCTCAATGTCCGCCCGTTTGATGAGGCGGCGGCGCACCGTTGCGCCTTCCCTGGTTTCCAACCCGATTGCGACCTCCGTGTATTTGGGGGTCTTGACGGATGAGGTTTGCACCGACGAGTTCCCAATGGTGCCGGTGCGTGCAGGGGAGCCTGGGTTGACGATGGCGAAGGTGTTGGTGTTGTCCTCCAACGCCACGAACTTGAAAGTTCGCTTGTGCTTGGAGTGGGTTTTCTTCACCAGGCGTGAGCCCCACGCGAACTTCTCGGTGGTTTCTTCTTCGCGTGCCTCGGTGAACCCTTCCTCACCGTCGAGGAGGCCAACCAGTTTCCACGGTGCCGACCATGCGGCGGTGACGGTGGTCGGTTCGGCGGTGCCGGTGACGGCGTAGTAGACGTCGGCGTCGGCCCAGAGGTGGACTTGTGTAGCGTCGCCAGCCATGTTGATCTGTTCCTTTCAGCAGGTGCCAGGCGGATGCCTGACGCGGCGACGACTGCCGCCGTTCTTGTTTATCCGTTCACCGGGGCCATGTGGATGCTGACGGTGAACGAAGCCATGTGGAACCCTGTCACACGGTCAGTGGATGGGGTTGGCCCGGTGAGGGCGTGGATGGAGCGCCACTTGACGGTGCGGGTGGACAGGAGCAGCGCCCGAACCGTTTGGGCGTAGGCGAGGGCGAATGATTCGCTGGACCCGTCGAAGACGGTGACCCGGATGGTGACGTTCTCGTCCACCGGGTAGCGGGGGAATGTGGCGTCGTGGGCGATCAGGACGTAGGGGTCCGCCGTAGGGTTGGTGGGGAGCGCCATCTGGTCGGGCAGTTTGACACCCTTGTTGGTGACGGTGGACAGGACGGAGAGGACGGCGACACGGGGATCAGCGAACGTGACGGAGGGTTTAGCCACCGCTGACCTCCAACCCTGCCGAGCCTGCCGCTGAGGTGATGATCCCGTACTTCGCTTGCCACGCCACCGCCTGATAGTGGAGGACGTTGACGGCGGAGGCGGCACGGTCGGTGGTGTAGTCGGTGACCTCGGATAGGACTGTTTCCCCGTCCACGGTGGTTGGTAGCGCCGACTGGACACGGACGGCAGCGTCATGGGCTAGGGCGGCGCACTCAGGCCCTTTGAGGATTTCCCCGACCCCTGAGTAGTTGACCTTGACGATCATCCGGTCACCCGTTTCATCGTCGTTTCGTAGTGGTGGACCCCACGCTGGTCGTGCATCGGGGCGCACTCACCCTCGACGGTGAAGGTGTCCGGTCCCCAGATGATCTGGTCCTTCACCCCGACTGGTGTGTTCGTGATGAGGAGGTAGTTGGTGTTGGTTCGGTCCCCGTCGCTGCTCAGCGTCTCGGATGTCGCCACCTGCTGAACCCATGCGCGTATCTGGACTGCCTGTGCCGCGCCAGGACCCACGAAGGAGACTTCCACCAGGTCCCCGTAGGCGTCCTTCTCGTCCACGTCGGTGACGGGTGCAACCACGCCGACCTCATGGATGAGCAGTTCTTCTCGGATCATCGGCCCAACGCTACCGTCCGGGAGCGAACCAGGTAGCGGTTGAGGACGTCCCGCTCACCCGCGAGCAACCCTGCGGAGGCAACCGTCTCACCGTCCCCAGCGTTGGTGTACGAGTAGGCGCCGATCGTTTCGGAGCGGATACCCGTCGGGTTGGAGTACCCCCTGGCAGCGACAGCGAGGGCGACCGCTTTCACATCGGCGGGTGCGGCGGCATACCCGGTGGTGTAGACAACCTCGGCGGTGGAGTAGTGGAAGAAGTTGTCGTAGGTGGGGAGGTTGATGATTTCGGTGCCAGCCCCGATCCACACCTTGTCGACCCCGTCGAACGTCCACGCGGTCGGGTAGCGGGAGGCGCCATCGACGAACTTGACGGAGGCGATGTCGGTGACTGGTTGCCTCAGGGTGATACGGCCAGCGCTGATCCGTTTGATCTCGGTGACCTCGGCTACGGCGGTGAAGGAGCGGTGGGTGTACCCCTCGATCAGGGCGGCGGCATCGTCGTGGGCCTGTTGCGCGGACAGGGTGTCCACGTCGTGCTGGACTTTGGATGCCAGTTCGGAGCAGGTGAACAGATCGGTCATGGCATCCCCTTCAAGGTCGGACGGTGGCGGATAGCGGTCGGGCTGTGGTGGCGGTGTCCCGTTCGCATACCCCGGTGTGGGGTTGGTGGGTGTGGGTGTGGTCGTAGAGGCAGGTTCCGTCGTGGGGTTGGGTGGTGCGTTTCAGCCAGGCGAACTCTACGGTGCGGGCAAGGTCGGTGGCGGCTTGCCTGACCGCCAGGTTCAGCAGGTCGGTGGCGGTTGCGGTGTCAGCGCCGAATACCCGGTAGGCGACCGCCGCGAGGTCGGTGCTGGTCCCGGTGTCGCCTGCGGAAGGTGCGGTGGTGAGGGTGGCAGCGTCAACCCCGTGCCCGGTGTCGGAGGCGGTGACGTCTGTCTGCTCGGCCTGCCCGAACCCAATATCCACCCCGACTGCCGTGTCGGCGGCGGTGAGGCGGGCGCCCACAGTGGCGGTGTCTGCGGCTGTGGCGGCGTCTGCGGCTGTTCCCGCCCGTACAGCGGTATCTACCCCGGTACCCGAGTCGGTGGCCGTAGCGGCCCTTACAGCGGCTTCCAGGCCGGTACCAGTGTCAGCCGTGGTAGACGATTTGGCGGTGTGCGCGTCTACGCCAGCCCCAGTATCAGCGGCGGTAGTGGTCTTGGCCTTGTGCCCGTCTACCCCAACCCCGGTATCAGCAGCGGTTGAGGTTTTGCCGGTGACCGCGTCAACGCCAGCCCCAGTGTCAGCCTTCGCGAGCCCGGTGCTGACTGTCGCGTCAACCCCGACCCCGGTATCAGCGGCGGTGGACGTCTTGTCGGTGTGGGTATCGACGCCGACCGCGACGTCAGCGGCTGTGGTGGTCTTCGCGGTGACCGCATCCACCCCGGCCCCAGTGTCGGACCCGGAGATTGGAACCCCGCCAGTCGCGACGTCGAGGCTGGTAGCGGTATCGGCGGCGGTTGTCGTCTTGGCGGTGTGCTGGTCGGCGCCCGTGCCTGTATCGGCGGCAGCGAGCCCAACACTGACCGCCGCATCGACCCCAGTCGCGGTGTCAGTCGCGGCAGGAGCAGCGGATGGGACTGGCGCGTCAACCCCGGAGCCAACATCGGCGGCGGTGGAGGTCTTGGCGGTTACGGCATCGACCCCGGAGCCGGTATCGGCACCGCTGCCCGTCCTGCCGGTGGCTGTGTCAATCCCAGCCCCGGTGTCCTCGGTCGTGGAGGACTTGCCGGTTGCGGTGTCAACGCCAACGCCTGTGTCAGCGGAAGCGGGGGTGGTGGACCCGGTAGCAGCGTCCACACCCGATGCGGTGTCAGCGGCGGTCGAGGACTTCGCCGTATGAGTGTCAACCCCAGCCCCAGTATCGGCAGGGGTACCGGTCGCACCGAGGGTGGCAAGATCGACGCCAGTAGCGGTGTCCGAGCCGACTACGTCGGTGGCACCGGACTCGACGGTGGGCTGCTCCACACTGGTTGCGGTGTCGTTGGCGGTGGAGGCTTTCGCTGTTAGGGCGTCAACCCCAGCCCCGGTGTCGGCGGCGGCTGGGGTGGCACCGAGGGTGGCAGCATCCACGGCAGCGCAGGTGTCAGCGGCGGTCGTCGACTTAGCGGTGTGCTGGTCAACCCCAGCCCCGGTGTCGGCGGCGGCTGGGGTGGCGCCCTGGACTGGCGCATCGACTCCGGCGCCCGTGTCAGCCGACGTTGAGGACTTGGCGCTGACCGTGTCGGTGGCGGACCCGGTGTCGGTTGGTGCTGGGGTGACCACAGGCGCACCAGCAAGATCGACCCCAGCCCCGGTGTCAGCAGGGGTTGAGGTCTTGCCGATGACCGTGTCGGCGCCCGTTGCGGGATCATCAGCCTGCTTCGGGACGACCTGCAACCCAACATCAACACCAGCGCCAGTATCGGCAGCGGTGAGGGTGGCACCTATGGTGGCAGCCTCAACCCCTGCCCCAGTGTCGGACGCGGTGACCGCACGCCCTTCGTCGGCTGCCTCATCCTCACCGAACGCGGAATCAGCGGCGGTGGAGGACTTCTCGGTGTAGGTGTCAACACCAGCCCCGGTGTCGGCGGTGGTGGCGGATCGGGTTGCGGAGTCGGTGGCAGCGGCAACGTCGAACGCGGTGACCGTGTGCCCACCGTGAGCGTCAACCCCAGCCGAAGTGTCATCGGCGGTGGACGTCTTGTCGGTGTGGGCATCGACCCCGGCACCAGTGTCGGAGCCGGACTTCGCGGTGGAACCCGATGCTGCCTTGATCGCGAACGTCAGGTACCGGCCCAGGTCCCCACCGAGCGCGGACTGCCGGTTGACCACATTCCCGGTGGCACCAGCAGTCGCCTGACTCAGCGACGCTATCGCCCCAGACGCATCAGTACCGGCGTTAGATGACAGGGTCGTTCCGGTGACCCGAGCAGTCCACGCACCCGTTTGCAGAGCCCAGGTGTTGTCGTCCGCTGACGCCCAGAACGCGACAGCCTCCGCACCATCCGTCGCCGTGGTCAGGCCCGTTGCGGTCACATCGAACGGAGTGGACGGTGCCGCATAGGTTGCGCCAGTCGCGGCGACGTCGATTGGGGTGGTGCCATCATGGCCGGTGACCTTGGCAGCCACCGTCAGCATCGTGTACCCAGAAGTGGTGGTGCCGGTGACCTGCCCGCTCGTCTCAGAGCCCGACAGGGCCACCTTGTACCAAGCGCAGATAGAGCCGTAGGTGGTGTCTGATGCGCTGCCGAGCGACGTCCAACCGGTAACACCATTGGTCAGAGTCAGCGCGACGGCGGCAGCACCAGGCCGTTGGTATCCAAACACCAACAGCAGGTCACCTGTGGCGTGCGCGGGCAGGGCCGGAATCCAGTTACCCGTGGATCCCATCGCGGGGGTGCCAACCGTCCACGCTATCGCCACAGGTCAGCCTCCCCTACCGCATTACCAACCCCACCAGAACCACCGTCACTACAAGATCATCAGGAGATGGTCACAGTCGCGGTGAGCACCCAGATGCCGCTGACCTTGGTACCCAAGGAGGCGACCGCACGGTTGAGCATGTTCGCTGCGACCGCGTTGGACGATGCGACAGTTGGGGCGCCGATGTCGATGCACCACTCGTTCCACACGAAGTTGCCGTCACCTGTCGCCCAGGACGACTTCACAGTGATGACACCGTTCGCTTGTAGCGGGTAGGTGGCGTCCATGATCTGGAACCAGCGGTTAGCGGAACCGGCTGAGGCTGACAGGTCGGTTTGTCCGATGGCGGCGGCGGTAGCGGAGTTGCCGACACCGATCCGACCTGACGTGTTGGTGAGCGCCTGTGTGGCACCCGAGGCGATATACAGTTTCGTGAGCCGGTCCAAACCTGCCGTGGTCAGCAGGTTCCCTTCCGCCTCAGCGGTGTCATACGGCTGTAGGAACCGGGACAGCAGGTCACCGTTGACGTGGGGGAGTTTCACCCCAGCCTTGCGGGCAACCCATGCGGCCTGCTCATCGTCGTACTTCTCGACGAGGACACGTGGCCACCACTTGATGGTGTCCCTGGCGTGCATCCCCGCACCTATGTCAGCGGCGTCGAGTGTGATCGCCGTGTCTGGATGACTCATTTGGTTCTCCTTCTGGTTGCGAGTGCTTCCATGCTGGCGACGAATCGTGCCAGGTCGGGGGTTGGGTCAAGTTGGGTGGCGCGTTCTGATGCTAGTCGGGACGCTTTCCGCCACTTCCTGCCGTCGAGGAGTGTGGTCAGTGCAGCATCCCATTGGGCGGGGTCGTCCCGGTCAGCGAAGATACCTGACCCGTTCAGGGACTCTTTCAGTCCCGGTGTGGGGTGGGCGATGGTGGGGATACCGGAGCAGGCAGCCTCCACGCCGACCCTGCCCCACGATTCGTAGATGGATGGCATGAGGAGCACCCTCGTCTTGCCGTACACCTCGACACGCATATCAGCGGTGTTGGGTTGGTGCTCCACGTTGGGAAGGTGCTCGACGATCTGCTCCCCATACCCGCCCGCGACGGCGAGGAACTGGACGTCGGGGTGGCGGTGGGCGAGCCCGTAGAAGGTGTTGGCGCCCTTGTTCTCCGTCATGTTGATCATTGTGATTTTGGGGCCGGGTGTGATCGCGTAGTCGGCGGCGATGACAGGTGGGTGGCACACAATGGACGGTGGGATCGGGACCCTGTTCCGCTCCAACCAGTCGAGGTAGTCGGCCCGCATCCACTGACTGTTGAAGATCAGGAAGGTGGGTTCGCAGGACCGGATCCAGTGCCGGGTTGGGTCGAACGTGTTGTGGAGCAGGTGGACGACAGGTTTGGCGTTCAGTTTCCCCACAATGGAGGCCCGTGGGGTGTTCTCCAGGTGGGTGAGGATGACGTCCGTGTCGGGTGCCCACCGGAGCAGGGTGGCCTTGTCCTGGTAGGGCTCGACTTTCACCCCGTCCAGTTCGTACCGTTCGCTGACCTCATCGTCACGGGATAGCACCACGGTCACGTCGTGCCCTGCGGCAGCGGCAGCGGCGAGCAAGGTGTGGGCCATCCACTCGGCGCCAGCACCGTGCGTGGGTGGGTAAGCGTGGAACACGCCGAGCAGTTTCATGTGGTCCCTATGGGCGGGGTCCGACCTCGCGCGGTGACCGGACCCCGACCCCAGGTTGGGCCTACGAGTTGGCCGTGGTGGCCTGCATGACAGCGAACGGCGAGCGCGACGCCTTCACCGTGTTGACCCGGTTGATCGGGTTCGCGATCGCCCATGCGTAGCGGAACACGACACGGATCGCGACCGAGTCTGCCTGCATGAGGTTGAGGACCACAGCACCGGAACCGTCCGAGATGACACCTTCGGTGAACACCTTGAACGAAATGTCCTGCCGGACCCCGACGCAACCCTTGGTCCAGTCCCCGCCGAGGAGCAGCGACTCGGTGGTGTCATACCCACCGTTCATTACCTCCTTGTAGGGCCGACCGTAGAGGGCGTCACCTGCGACGGAGAAGATTTGGCGTCCCGTCGAGTCGGCCTCGCCTTGCAGTTCCCAACCGAAGCCAGGAGCACCAGCGAACCCGTTCAGGTTGTAGCCGTCCTTCGCGACCAGTTCACCCAGTTTGGTGACGTTCTGCCACATCTTCGTGGAGCCCGCACCCTTGACGATGGTGGAACCAGCGCCCAGCGCGTGGTAGTAGGCGGACAGTCCGAAGGTGCCTGGTGCGTTGGTGCCGAACAGGCAGGCACCGTCAACAGCGTTCGCGATGCCTTCTGCCAACCGGGGCTTCACTTCATCCCAGATCGGGACCTGTGCGTCGGAGATGTACGCCTCGGGGATCGGGATGATCGCGGCCAGTTCCTCCGCGACCAGGTCGATGTTCTCCCAGTCTTGGCTGGTCGTCTGCTTCAGTCCGGTGTCACCGGAGACGTGGTAGACGACGGGCAGCGCTGACAGGACAGGCATCCGGGTGGTCTTGGTGCCCATGTTGACGCGGCGGGCGTTGGACAGGATGAATGAGTCTGCGACGGCGGCCTGGATCACTTCGGCAGCGACAGGGGTTGGTACGAGCGGGTCGAGGGACCCGTCCCGTGCGATGGAGGTGTTATAGGTAGGCATGGGAGCCTCTTTCAGTGTTCGAGAGGCCGATTGACCTCAGGGCTTACTGGCGTGCCGCGACCTTGTCGCGTAGCCACTGGTTGTTGTCCGTCTGATCGGACGTTCTTCCACGCGCGCCCTGTTTCAGGTCGGCGGTGCCCTTGGCGGGCGCTAGTTCCGCGTACTTCTGTGCCAGCGCCTTGACGGCTTTGGCATCCACTTCCCCATCCTCGGTGACATACCGGGTCAGGTTCAGGTCCTCGATGATGCTGTCCGGGTCAGGCACGATCCCGGTTAGTGCGGCTTTGATGTCGGCGGCGGCGATCCGTGCTGCCGTTTCAGCGCGCACTTCGTTGCGGGCCTCCACCTTCGCCTCCTCAACCGCCTTCTCCGTGTCCGACATACTGGACCGTTTCAAGGCGTCCAGTTCGTCGGCGGCTTTCGAGTTCTCCTTCGCGCGCTGCTCCCACTTGCGGGATGCTTTCAGGCGTTCAGCGACCTGCCCCGGTTCGAGGCCCTCCGTTTTCAGTTGCTCGGTGAGTGCGGCCCAGTCGTCCGTGTCGGGTTCGGTGGTGCC